CGTGTCCGGCTTCGTGCGGAACAGCCGGATTGTTCCGGGCGGAAACGCACGGGCGCTTCCCCAGCCGGAAAAGTCTCCGCGCGCCGCGCCGTTGCCGTCCGACGTCCAGCGAATCCGCAAAAGCGTCAGCGTGTCGGTCTCGCGGTACAAGCGAACGGAGACGCGACCGCTCACTTCATCGACCTGCACCGCCGTGCCGGGCGGCGGCAAACTCTGGGCGGCAGCGAGCATCGTGCCGACCAGCATCACCGACCATCCGATCGTCAATCGCCTCTTCATCGTGTCATCCTCACCAGTATGGAATGTCGATCCGGCGCGGCCCGGCCTGACCGAGACTGTCGCGCTCGCGGTTGGCTTCGCCGATGAAGAACACCCATTGTTCATCGGCCCGCACAGCGCCGTCTCGGTCCAGCCATGGCCGCATCCGTTTGATCTCGCGCAAGGCGCCCATGGCGAACGCCTCGCCCCATCGCTGCGCCATCCAATCCGGCAAGATCTGGATCGTCGGCAGCGGCAACAACACGGCCTTGACCAGCAGCGAGTCCTGGTCGGTCGTCGGTGTCCACGACAACACGAGCGTACTCTCTTCCGGCGAAAACGCCCACATGTCGCGGCCAAGTTCGATCCGCTGGGACGACGTTTCCCCTTGCCGATCCACGCGAAGCACCCGATCGATGCTCGCTTGCGCATCGTCGGGCGCGGCGAGCGGATACGTGGTGACGTCCGCCTCGATCGCGATCGGATCGAGCCAGACGCGCCACAAGTCCGTTCGCCGGCAAAACGAGCGCATGGCCGTCCGCAGTTGTTGAAGGATCAACGCCCGCGGGCATCCGGGAAGTTGCGGCTCGACCAGCGGCAGCAAGGACTCCAGCGTCGCCATGGCTTCCTCCGCGACGGTTTACGGCTTCTGCGTCATGGTCTCCGTCGCCGGAACTTTCGTCTCCGTCGATTCGCCGGGCGCTCCCGCAGGCCGCCGTGGGCGTCGGCCCAGCGTCTGGACCGCTTCGGCGGCTTGAGCCAGATTGGCCCGCCAATCGACCGTCGGCTCGGCGCCGATGGCGCCGGGCTTCTTCACCCGAACCAATTGCAGATGCGGCGGCAATTGGCCATAGGTCCCGCGTCTCATGCTCTGCGTCGCATGGATGAGATGAAACGTGGGAGAGAACTCCATCATTTGGCCTGTTTGCACGTTGCGGACCATCAAGATGCCGTCGTCGGCATCCGGTGTCAGCGTCTCCTCACCCATGACTTACCTCCTTTCGGTCGGCGAGCGGGGCGCGAGCGGCGTCCGGGCCCGCGCCCCGTCGTTCGTTCACCGTCTCATCGACATGCCGATCTCGATTCGGGCATTGTCCAAATCGTGGCCGGCCGTAAGAACGATGGTGTCGGCTGCGGCGTAGAAGATGCCGATGCCGTACGTCGAAACGTACGCCAGCGGCGAGCCGCTGACGGCCTTGGAACTGTAGACCGTTCCCGCCGTCGCGTTGATCGATTTGGCGCTCAGGTAGCCGGTGGCGGCGCCGCTGTCGCCGACGCTCACCGTGGCCGTCCCGCCTTCGGGTCGCAACACGCGCAGCCATACCTCCTGCACGTAAGCGCCCGCCGGCACGTCGAACACCACGATCGTGTCGGACGCCGAAACCGGCATCTGGGCGAAATCCAACGTCTTGCTCAGCACCGAAGGGGCGAACTGGTCGGCAGCGCCGATCTCGTTGGCCCCGCCGGGCGTCGTGTCGAAGCTCGTCATGGTCTAGCTCCTTTCTCGTCACGCCGTCGCCGGCTTGCAATAGAGCGTGCCGATCCCTTCGGGCCGGATCACGTTGTAGCCGTACGTCTGTGCCGTCCGGAACAACGTGCCCAGCTTGCGCGGATCGCGCAGCTTCTCCGTGACGCCGAACTGCGTCACGAACGCCAGCGCCGACTTGATCCCGAAGAGGGCATAGAACCCGCCCTCGGACGTCTGGTACAGGGTATTGCTCGCGAAGATGCGGGGATACCCTGCGATGCGGCCCATTTCGCCGCTGCGCAAGGCCGCGTTACCGAAGTCCGAACCCAGCCGAGACGTGGCCAAGCGAACCTTGAGCAGCCGGCACGCGAAATCCGGCAGCACGATCCACGGTTCCTCGGTCACGTTCTGCTCTTTGAGCACGCTGTCGCACTCGAAGATTTTCTCGACGATGTTCGTTTCGGACAACTCGACCGGCGATCCGGGCGCGCCCAAGTTGATCTTGTGCGTCAACCGGCCCGCCGTCGCGCCGCTGTTGTCGCTGCTCACCAGCAGCGGCACGTTGGCGAAGACGTCCTGTTCGATGGCGATCTTTTGTTTATCGACCGCCTGCTGAATGGTTCGGCTCAGGTAATCGACGTCGGCCTGAGCGTGCTGAATGTCGAAATCGTACATGGCTGCGATCTTGGTGTGATCGAGCCAGATTTCGACGGTGCTCGGCGTGATCGTATCGTACGTGATATCTTGGCCGTCCACGTAGGTGCGGCTTTCGATATCGGGTACGATTCGGATCACGATCCGATCGCCGCCGCGGGCGACGTCTTTCTCGTACGCCGTCGTCGCGATCTGCGTCAGACACGTCGAGGCGAGAAAGCTCGCCAGCAGCGTTTGCGAAAACTGAACGGGCGTGAACGTGCCGCTGTAAGAGGGCACGTTGGCTTCGGTCGGATGCGCAGGCATGGCCTATATCCTTTCTTGTTTTCAGCCGACGATCCGGCCCTCCAGCGCCATGCGCGTCAGCTCCATGAGCTTGCGATGTGCCTCTTCGACCCGACGTGCATCCGAGGACGTGATGTCCCGTTCGAGCTGTTGATAAGCGCGATCCCATTGCTCGCGGGTCATCATCGTCTCGCCGCGCATGCCCGTCGGCGATGCCGACGGCGTCGGCATCGGGGCCACCGAACTCTCGCCGCTCGGTCGTCGAGGTCGGATCGTCTCCAGGTACTCGCGTCCGAGTCGGACGAGCGTTTCGACGTCTCCCGTCGTTTGCGCATCGTCGAGCGTCAACCGGCGCGGGAAGCCGTTCTCGTCGGTTTTGTCCAGCCACCATTGGAACCGGCGGCTGGTCGCCATGGCGTTCCAATCCTCGTCGGACATGCCCAGACGATCCGCCACGTCGATGTCGATGAACGCGCGATCCGCCGGGGACGATGCCGGCGTCGCGGACGCGTGTTGCATCGCCTGGCGGCTATGTTGTCGCCGTTCCGCCGCCGTGAGTTTCGCCAGCACCTTGAGGAAGTCCGGCTCGAATTGGGTCAAGTACTTGACCTCGTCGTCCGACAGTTCGGGAAACTGTCGGCGGATCGAGTCGGGGCTGTCCAGATCGGTCGATGGCGTCGTCTCCGGGCCGATGGCGGTCTTGGGCGAGACGGCGATCTGTTGCTGGAGCGCTTCCACTTGTTGTCGCAGCCGGCGGGTTTCGCTGTTGTATTTCCCGCTGAGCGTGGACAGACGACGGCGCATCTTGTCCAGCTCGGCTTTGAGCTCCTCGGCGGAAGGCTCCGTCGTGGCCGTGTTCGAAGGCGCCGGCGTGTCCGCCTGGGTCGTCGGGCTGTCGTCCGAATCGGAAAAGGTTTCAGGGGTCATCGGGTCATCCCTCACCGAGGGCCGGACGGATCGATCCGGTATCCTCCTGTCGATGTCGTGTCGGTCTCGTCGGAGCCGAACACCGGAACCCAGCCGCCGGTCGAACCTCGGTCTGGTCTGGGTTCCAACAATTGCACGAGGCGCGTCAGTGCGAGCGCGGCCCCCGCCCATTTGGGGTTGCCCCCTTCGATCGCACATTGCATCAGCGCGCGGTCTCGTTCCTGGAGCAGCCACGACCGGAACGGGTCGAGCATCGGCTCGCGCGCCAGTCTTTCGAACATCTGGGCGATCTCGTGCGGATCGGTCTCGCGCTGGCTCACGATTCCCTCCTCGTCATGAGGACGATTCCACGGGCCGAGTCGGCGTCGTGGCCAATTGTCCACGAAGTTGTCGTCCGGCCCGCTCGCCGAGTTCCTGATCGACGGTCCGTGTCGCTTCCGCCTCCTGCGGACCGATCGTCGAACTCGGTCGTGGTGGCGGCGGTTGGCCCTCTCGAGCCGTCATCGCCGCCGCCTGTTGCCATTCCAGCGTCTCGATCAGTCGAGTCAGCTCTTCGTGCGATTTGACGATCGAGACCGGCAGATTGAGACTGCGCGTGATCGATTCGATCAGATCGCGCAGTCCTTCGAGTCCTTCCGGACCGCGAAGCACTTGACGCACGTCCGGACGGGCGGTCGCCAGATTGAGCACTTCCATTTGGCGCAAGATGGTCTGTTCGCGCACCATCATCGCCATAGCGCCCCGCGGCACGATCCGCACGTCGCCCCCCATGAACCACGGCTCCGCGGCTTCGGTCGCGAGCGTGCGATAGAGTGCCTGCAAGGCGGGGCGCATGATATCGCGATCGATCGACGCCAGCACGTGTTTGATGCCCATGCGCACGTCGCCGCGGAGTTGGGCGAGTCCGGAGGCCGTCATGCCTGCCGAGCCGACGTCGGTCGATCCGTACATGTAGCGCGGGACGATCCGCTCGTCGGCCTGACGTTCGAAATATTCCAGGACGGCCAGTTTTTCCTGAACGCGTCCGTCCATCGTCCAGAACTCGATCGGCTTGCGTCCGCTGGGCGACAAGCTGCCGCGATAAAAGTGCACGTGGAACGGTGCGATCGACCGTTCCGGCACGTGATCGCGGTCCATCGCATCCAGATCGACGGCGATCTGGATCCCGGATGAAAACGCCATCGCGTTGACGAGCGAGCGGATCGAGGCGTTGATGCAGCGTTGACAGTCGGCGATGGTTTCCATCGGCGACACGCCCCAGACGCTGCCGGGCATGCGTACCCAGCTCGTGCCGTAATAGGGTCGCCATCCGAGGGGGTCGGGATTGAGCATCGCCATGACGACCGTGCCCATCGCCCACACGGCGGCGATTTCTCGCCACTGGTGATCCGGCACGTCGTCGATGCCCCATTCTTTGAGCATTCGACCGCTAGCGGGGCCCCAGTATTTGACGGCCTCGATAGCGGCCTCCGGTGCGCCCGATCGCAGCGACGGGTCGTGCAGTTCGATGCGGGCGCGTTCCCATTGGCTCGTATCGGTGCCGGGTGTTTCGATCGGGCGTTGCATCTGTTCGTACAGCGTCAGTGCCTCGTCGATCGCCTCGCTGTTCCAGCCGGGTTGGCCGCGCATGGCGTCCAGTTGAGCCGGCGTCAGGTAGACGCGTTCGCAGACATAGCCGTCCTGGAGCGAGCGATTGTTCGGTCCAGGGAATAGATCCATCGGATGCGGTGCGTCCCACGTGAGGACGAGCGTCGGACGCGCCTTGAGTGCCCCGTCTTCCCACGCTTCTTGCATGCGGATACGGCGTTCGGGGCCGCACAGGAAGGCTGTCGGAAAGATCGTCAGGTATTCGATCATCCGATCCCGAACGGCCCAAAAGTCGCTCTCTTCGAGGGCGTCCAACAGGCGCAAGCGTACGCGCTGGGCGCGTTCGGCAGCGAGTCGGTTCATCGCCTCGATCGACTCGCGTTCGACCTGGTGGCCGATCCAAGTCAGGGCTTCTTCGTCTCGGACGCCCAGTTCGCGCGCTCGCCGGGCGCTCTCTTGTCCGGCCACTGCCCGTGCCGGGCCTTCCGGCAACGTCGGCACCGGGGTGGGCAGGACATCGAACGGATCGAGCGCCACGCTGTTGAGATAGTCGCCGATCACGGCTGCCAGCGCTCTCGCCTTGACGCGGGAGACGTTGAAAAACAGATCCGTAGGCAGGTTTTGTTGTGTCAGTTTAGCCAGTTCGCTCGGCGAATATTCGCCGTTCCACTGGCGCAGGCAGGCGACGAGACGATCCGTCACGCCGGTCTGGTTTCGATGGTCCACGGCCGCGCGGTAAGCCTGTTCGACGTGCAGGCTGAGGCGGTCGCGTCTCAGTTTGGCGACGATCCGGGGATCGAGCGGTCGATCGGGCGCAGCGCTCACCGTGATTCATCGACCTCCCGTCGTACAGGTTCATGCTCCAAGTGCTTGGTTGTCAAGCCTGAATGCAATTCCAGCCGATCCGTATGACCGACCACCAGTTGCAGTGTCGGCAGAGCGTCTTTTTCGACGGCGCGTGTCGGTTGTTCCAGCAGGCCTGCCGAGCGCAACAGGAGCGTCAGCAGCTTGATGCGATCGATGAACTTGATGCTGACGGTGTCGCTGTCGTCCTGATTGCGCCGTGCGACGGTCAGGCCGTGAATCAGGCGTCGCTGGGCGGGGGTCAACGTGTCCAGTTGCCTGCTCTCGCGGACGACCGGTGTCTCGGTCAACAGCATCTCCCACGCCACCTCCAGCAGCCGCCGCACGTCCCATTTGACTTGTGCCGCGGCGCTGCGCATGAGATAGTTCAACCGCGCATTGACCACCGGATGCGACGCCACCCGCCACGCCGCCGCCCGCAACTTGGCCGGCGGCCATTTGGCCGCTTTCGGCGTCACGCGCCGATAGGCCTCTTCGGGCGACGTCGTCAACGTCTCCCAACAGAACATCTCCCACCGCCACCGACGCAGCGGCTTAGCCGGATCGAAATTGGGAATCGGCCCCTGACTCTCCCGCGGAGGAATCAGCGGCAACTCGTCCGACCCACGCATCATGATCACCACCTCCTACGACCCACTCTGATCCACCCGACACAACCTTGTCAATAGCGGAAGGTGTGCAAACGATTGCACTTGCGCTTTTGCCGAATCTGCTGGGGTTGCTGGGTTCGCGCGGGTTCGCGCAAACCGCGAATCCAGCAAGTCAAAACCCTGAAATAAAAAGGGTTATGGTGGGTCTGCTGGGTTCGCTGGGTTCAATGAAACTTTTTTTTTTATATTTTATCTGTTTATACCTGAACAAAATGTGGTTCGCAACAGAGGAGCATGTACGAATGTTAGTACAGCAACATATGGGGGCGATTAAAAAAAAAAACTTTTATTGAACCCAGCGAACCCAGCAAATGCTTGCGAGAGCTTGAAAAATCTAGACTTGGGTTGCTGGATTCGCGAAAAAACGAACCCGCACGAACCCAGCAACCCCAGCAGATTCGACGAAAAGACAACTCGGCTTGCTGGGGTTGCTGGATTCAAATCCGAAAAGTAGTCTCACTCTTGCTGGGTTCGCTGAGTTCAAATCGGCAAAGCAGTACAGGCTACAGATTCATTCGGTTGGAACAATGACTATTGCGTCAATAGGTAATAAACGTTAGGCCTATCACCCCTCGAAAAAGAAAAAAATCGAGCCGGAAAACGGGCAAACTATGAATGGCTTCGGAATGAAAAAAGAAAAAAAATGAATGGCGATCCACAGGGGGGGGTGTGCGTGGAAACGCGGACGGCGCGGCGCGGCGCGGACCGGTGGTGGGGGGGGGCGGGGGCCTGGTGGCCGCCCGCTGCCGCCGCCGCCGACTGCGCCCGCCGTCCGACGCCCGACGCCCGACGCTCGACGCTCGACGCCCGCCGCTCGACGCCGCGCCCGCCCCGCTGGCCGCGCGCCCGCCCGCGCCTCGACGCCCCGCGCCTCGATGCTCGCCGCCCGCTCACCAGTCGCCGCCGCTCGACGCCCGCCGGCGCACCGGTCAACTTCGTGAAATGTAAGTTTCACGAAGTTCCTACGGCGGCGCGAATCCTTGGCGCGCCTAGCTTTGCGCGCCCGCCGGCGCGCCTCGAAGCCCAGCCCGCGCCCGCGCGCCCG